TAGCTCTTTTTGAAGATAATTCTTCGTATAATTCATCAATATCTGAGTCATTATTATGCAAGAATTGTGATACTCTTTTATACATACATGAAGGTAATTCCAAAGGAGTTTTTTTATTGTCTCTTTTAGAATATTTGCTTAAGAATGTTGTTGCCGCAAAAAAATCATAGGTTAAATCAACTGGTTGTAATTCTTTACCAATTAATTTAGATTGTCTACTTAATAAAATTCTACCGCCCAATAACGAATAATCTGGGTGTTGGATAATTTTATCAGCGGCTTTAAAAGCAATAATTTCATCAATTTCTGTTGTTGTTATATTATCACTAATAAGTGGAACCACTTCTTGAAATAAAATATCAGAATCTACTTTAAGCCCTTTGGCTTGTGTTTTAATCCTAGTCATTATTTTGCTAGGAGTAAATGGTTGTGTACTCTTGTCTCTTTTTACTATTCTCATATGTATAACTATTAAAATTCTTCATCAAAAACACCAGTCATTGTTGTTGGTATCTCAACTCTGGTATATTCACCATCTCTCTTTTCAAAGAAATTATTTTTAGCTGATAATCCAATTCTAGCCATATAATCTAATGGATTATTAACCTTGAACTCTAAATCACAACCAAAATCATTTAAAACAATGTCTGTAACATATTGTACATAACGAACCATATCATCTTTAGTAATACCTTGCAATCCATCTGGTGTACTTTCTTCAACAAATGTTTTTTCAATCTCGTAACATCCTAAAATGATATTTCTTAATTCTTCTTTTGGTAATTTATAATCTTCCTTCAAATAGTTTTTATATAAATTAAGAGCAAATTCATAATGGAAAGTTTCATCTCTAAGGATTAATTCATTCATACCGCCAAGACCTGGCATTTTATTTTTACTTCTAAACCAAAACACACCAGAAAACACACTAGCAAATGATATACCTTCAACACATGCGAAAGCAACCAATCTATGTCCAAAAGATGGATGTTGAATCCAATTTTCAGCCCATGATGCTTTTTTAGCAACAGCCATATTTGTTTCCATTGAATTAAAAAGTTCATCTCTTTCTATCAAATCTTTAATATATGTTTCAATTAATAAAGAATAACCATTTGCATGTACTTGTTCAATAAAAGTTTGATGTCCATAGAAGTATTGAGCTTCTAATAATTCAACCTCATTTAAAAAGTTTGTAGCTAAATTATCAATAACTAAACCATCAGATATAGCAAAAAAAGCTAAAATGTTTTTTAAATACATTTTTTCATTATCTTTAAGTTCATCAAACTTGTCCTTACTTAAGTCAATTTCTTCGGCTACCCAAGTTTGTGATTCAGCCTTTTTATACATTTGCCACAAATCATTATGAATGATTGGGAAAATAGAATACCTTTTTTTTAATGTGTTGTCTTTTAAATACATAATTTTTTATTTATTTTTTTTTTATTATTATTCTTTGTTTTCATCTACTATAGCATCTATTATATTTTGTTTAGTTAATATATTGTTTCTGCTTTGTGATGCTTCTAACGCTGCTCTAGCTCTAATTTGTTCACTATTTTTTTTATCTTCTTTTTGTTCAGAATAACTTCTAGGGCCTGAACTATCACCCATATCTATCTGAATTCTAGCGTTGTCAAATGTTATATCTGTAAAAGTAATACCATCTTTACCAAATCTAGATTTAAGTACAGCCATGTTTGCTGTACCCGCTTCTTTTTGGTCTAAGCTTTTTGCTATAGACACAATAAAGTGACCTATTTGACCTTTTTTAATTGAACCACCCATTTGGTCAGCTTCAACATAATCAGCCTTTATAGAGCTTCTATTACCTTGTACGGCTGTCCATCCAGCAATTTCAAATTCAGATAAAAGAGTTTCGTATTGACGCATAACACTACCCTCTCCAGCATTTATATCTGTAAACTTTTTTGAAGGTTCAACACAATCAATATAGTCTAATAAAACAACATCTGGTTTAAACCCTTGTGCTATTAGTTTTCTGATGTATGCTCTAATAATTGGTATTGTTGTACCGTCACTAGAAAACTTTTTAAGTTTTAGTTGTCCTTTTTTGGTTTTTAAACCTTCAACAACAGCTCTTATTTCTTCTTTATGCGCTGATAAATTATTTAATTCAATACCTGTCCAACACGCTAAGTGTTTTCTTTGTATTACCTTTGGGTTGTCTTCAAAGAAGATTTGTAAAACATTTTTACCGATATTCATAGCAGTATTAGCTATTTTGGTTATCATAGTTGTTTTACCCACACCAAATGGTGCTAATATAACAGCCAATTCTCCTTTGGATAAACCACCATCCATAATTTCATCTAAACCTGAAATACCAGTTGGTATTGGGTTTCTAAAATCGTCTAATAAAACACTTTCCATATTGTCTAAAACATTCATTGAATCATCGTTAGCATTACCATGCTCTAAGGCTTTTCTTAATATTTGTTCACACTCATCATAATCATCTATATTACCTCTATCTATAATAGTTGATATTTTAGCTAGAGATTTTTTTAGTTCTTGTTGTTTGCAAAATTTTAAAGCAGATTGTTGAACATAAATACTATCTGTTAAACTAGATTCTTCAATTTTTCTAAGTTCAGATATAAACGCTCTCTTATTATACTCATCTGGTAATTTTTCTAAAATTCTGTATTCTAAGCTTTGTTTATCAATAATAATTTCGTATTCTTCTTTTGCTTCTTTTATTGTTGTTATTATTGTTTTTAATGGTGTTTCTTGAAAATAATTTGGGTCAATTATGTCTATAATTGAGTTCGCAAATTTTTGGTCAGTTAGCATTTGTAATATCAATTTGTATTGATATTCTATGCCTAAATATGAAAAATCTTCTTTTAATTGTTTTGCCATTTATATAGTTTTTAAAACTGTGTTATTATAAATATGGTAAAGTAGTAATGAACTACTACTTTACCAAAAATTCTTTTTGAGATTCTCTCCAAGCCTTTGTTTTGCTGTCAAAAGTGTATTTTTTTTGACTTAAACTAATTCTTATTTCATTCATTATCGCAGGGATAATTTCTCTAACATCTACAGCGTATCTAATTTTTGGTGGGAAGAAATTTCCACTAAATTCAGTCTTAGCTATTGTTTTTTCATCTACCTTAATTTCGAATTGAAAATTGTCTTTTCTATCGAAAATACTCTTAACATTTTCTTCTTGTTGCATAGAATAAGGATTGTAATTATCCCACATATAGGTTAATGATTTTTTCTGTAGATATCTAGGTATAATACCTAAAGAACCATGACTTCCATTGCTCATCCCAGCTATACTTTCCATAAGGTCTTTAATCTCTAAAGAATCAACTGATTCCTCATCAAAACCTATAATGTTAAAATATCTTTGACAAATAATATTGTCGTTGATATACAATACGAATTGATATCTCAATTCTTCGTTTTTATTAAATTCGTTCATATTTTTTTTATTTAATTTCTCTATTTATTAATTCTTTAAACGGTATTAGGTAATTTTCATATCTAGATTCACCTATTAGTTTTTTTAAACCGTCTTTTTCCATGTAACTAAGAACATTCTTTAGGCTTCTGCCTTCTGGGTCTAAATCACCCTCTATTAGAAGTTCTAACTCTCTAGCACCATCTTTAGTCATAAATGGGTTTTTAAGGTCTACTAACTTATAATTTATTTCGTAGATTTTATCGCCCAACACACTATCAGTTGTTCTGTTTATCATATTATCTAAAACAGCTAGAGGTTTTTTCTTTTGGTCTTTTCTTTCTTGTTGTATTTCTTTTGCTCTTTCTAGTATTTGAGTTAAACTTACTTTTTTTTGTTTCAATTCTGGAAAATGTTTTATTAAACTATCTTCCCCAAGTTTTTTAATGCCTTTGATTGTATCCGAGTTATCACCAACCATTGATTTAACCAAAGCAGCATTTTCTATGTGGTAGCAAAAATACGAAGAAAAATTGCTCGTGTCAACATAATTTTTAAAATGTAAAAAATAAATTCTCACATCTTCACAAATTAGCTGAGCCATATCTGAATCATTCGTACAGATAGTTATTTTCTCATTCGCTTTTTTGTTAAGACAATAGTATGCTATGAAGTCGTCACTTTCAACAACTTCGTGTCTTAATTGTCTAATAAATAAATCTTCTAGGTATTGCATAACAACCCTTCTTTCACGAACTTCTTCTTCGTCTATAGGTTGTGTGCCATTTATGTAGTCTTTACCCCTACTGCTTTTGTATGGGTTATATATTTCATATCTTAATTTACCACTAAAATTACCATCCCAAAAAACATATACTCTGTGATACATGTTCTCAGATAGTAATTTTCTTAATACTGTAATAAATTGATATATACCACCGATGTGTTGGCCTTTATAATTATACTCACCCTTGGCACCGAAATACCCTGTTTTAAACAAGGCATTTCCGTCTACCAATAAAGTGTTTTGTATTTTTTGTCTTATTTCACCATTTTTAGGTGGTCTTTTATTCAAAATTTTTAATTTAAGTGTTACTACTATTAAGCAGACATATCTTTACCGCTTAACCCAATTTCTTCTTTTTCAATGATAAAATCATCATACTCAGTGTTTAAATGAGCTTTAATAAACTCTTTGTGCGCATCTTTATAATCATTGATTTTATCTGGCGCCCAATATCCATGTGGTGTGGAAGCTATTTTACCCTTCTGTACAACACCATTGACTTGGTTTTTCTCACATCTAACTCTTGTCTCAACACCAAATTCATATTCTTCACCACCTAATGTAGCTTTAAGTTTTTCAGTACTGTGTGTTAATATACCACCAAAATGAACAATAAGTCTTGGTGAATAAAAGAATGCCTCACCACCTTTATGTTTAATAACTTTATTTTCGTTATCTAGCCATATTTGTTGTACAACAGCAAATGTAGCCGTATAAGGACAATCTTCTCTTCTAGACGCTGGAATTCTGTAGTTGATAAGTGATTTGAAACAGTTAGCCAAAGCACCAGCAGTCCATTGATTGTTTGTTGTTTTTGAAGTCGCACCTTTGAAACAATTGATTGAACCAACTGAATCCCAAAAGAAAGCAACATCTCTTGGTAATATACCTTCTTGTTGTTTATCTAAGATATGATGCATGTGTGCTGATATGTCTTCAACAACTGGTTCGTAACGCATAGGTTTAGTACCAATTTTACTATGTTGGTGGTCGAAGTTCTGATAACGCTTTACTAAATCTGGACCTTGCATGAAGATAAAATCACCTTTGTAGTTTAGAATTTCACCTGTTGATTCATCAACAACTTCTTCAAATTGTACACCAATATTTCTAGCGTGTTCCCAATTCCAGTTACCTTCAGTTTCATAAATGATAGGTAAGATACCTAATTTTTGACAACCAGCAACACCTTCATACATAGCTGTTGATTTACCAGTATTAGAATAACCTCTGAAACTAGTGAAATATCCGATTGGAATTCCTGGGATTT